CGTTAGGACTTACTTAGAAACTCCCGGGAACATTTCTGGGATAATTGAAGCAAAAACGAGGTGAAAAACATCATGGGAACAGTTCACAACCAGCGCACCCGAATCAACACGATCGAAGGCGCGCGCGAGGCGATGGCGCAAGTTAACAAGGGAATAAAGCCGCCGAAGGGCGTCGTGTTCAAATCGCAGGAGGAGGCGCTCATTTGGGAGCAATATTCTCGCGCGCGATTGGCCGACGATTGGCGGACGATGGACCTGTTATTGCTGGCTAAAGTGGTCAAACTGGAGGTCGATATCCGAAAAAACGAAGACATGCTGGCGATCGAAGGAGTCGTCATTCCCGCGCCCAGTGGGTACCCGATGGAGAATCCGCGCTTCAGAGCTGTCAACACGCTGCAGGTCCGGCAGCTGGCTATCATTCGAGCGCTGTCGCTGAACGCAGGCATCGGTGGCAACGCCGAGGCTGGACCGAAGAACAAGCGCGGGAAGAAGGTCAGCGAGGCTGCCCATGACAAGGAGAACAACAGCGACGGATTGCTGGCGCAAGGACCTGAGTCATGATTAAGCGCGCCAGTAGAGAACGGCGTAAACCTGTCGGGAAAATGACACGCGGTGAGAGAGTCATCGCGTTCATCCACGAGTATTGTAAAGTGCCTGAGGGCCGCTTGGTAGGACAGCCCCTCAGACTTGCGCCTTTTCAAAAGAAGTTTATCCTGGACATTTACGACAACCCATATAAGACGCACACGGCGATCTTGTCTATGGCGCGTAAGAATGCTAAGTCAGCTACTATCGCGTGCCTGCTGCTGGTTCATATCTGCGGACCTGAAGCCAGACAGAATACGCAGATAGTCTCAGGGGCCATGAGCCGCGAGCAGGCTGCCTTGGTGTTCAATCTGGCAGCTAAGATGATACGCCTAGATGAGCGGTTGACGAAAGTGACGCGGATTGTTCCGAGCGTCAAGTTGATTGCGGGTCTGGCGATGGGAGTCGAGTACAAAGCTATCTCAGCTGAGGCGACGACAGCGTTCGGTCTGAGTCCCGTCTTGGCGATTCTGGACGAAGTAGGCCAGATCATCGGGCCTTCGTCGCCCTTCATTGAAGCTGTGACTACTGCTCAGGGCGCGCACGAAAACCCACTGCTGATCGCTATCTCAACTTCAGCTGCGTCTGATGCAGACATGCTGTCGCTTTGGATCGATGACGCGAAAAGGAGCGGAGATCCGTGCATCGTTGTCCATGAATACAAAGCTGACGACAATTGCGATTTGATGGACGAAGAGCAGTGGAAAAAAGCGAACCCGGCTCTTGGCTTGTTCAGATCAGAAGATGACTTGCGCAAGCAATTGCAGAAAGCTTCGCGCCTGCCTGCTCTTGAGTCAGGCGCTCGGAACTTATTGCTGAACCAGCGCGTGTCGCTTCAGTCGTTGTGGCTGGCGCCCACCCCCTGGAAGGAATGCGCAGGCGCCCCGGACATGTCAGCATTCGCAGACAGTCAGAACACTGTCGCGCTAGGTCTTGACCTTTCGGCTCGTGTTGACTTAACGGCGGCTGTCGTGGCGACAACAGACGACGCGGGCTGGACGCACATCGTCCCGTTCGTGTTCACGCCTGCGATGGGACTAAAAGAGCGCGAGCAACGAGATCGAGCACCCTACACGACATGGGTCAAGCAAGGCTTCTTGATCACCTGCCCAGGGTCGTCAGTTGATTACGAGTGGGTTGCTGAGTATCTGAGATTGAAATTCGATGAGATGGGAATACGAGTCGACAAACTGTGCTTTGACCGGTGGCGGATCGAGCAGTTTAAGATCGCCGCAGACGCCAAGGGATTCGCTCAGGAAGCCGAGTGGAAGGAGATTGGCCAAGGCTATAAAGACTTCTCTCCGCGCATGACTGCGTTCGAGCATTTGCTTCTTAGCAGTCGACTTCGACACGGGGGTCATCCGCTTTTGAACATGGCTGCAGCCAACGCTATATCTGTCAAGGATCCGGCTGGAAACACGAAACTCGACAAGGCTAAGTCGACGCAGCGCATTGACCCTCTTGTCGCGGCGGTCATGGCTGTATTCGAAGTCACTGAAAACGCCGCTTCAGACGGTTTTGACGCAGCTGCGATGATCGGATAGCGTAAAAAGGTAATAGAATCAGGCACTTGAATTCATTTTCTACGCTATATTTACACAAAGCGCAAAAGAGGTTTACAATTGCTTCTACTTGTATTAGCGTGCGCGCGTTCCCATTAACGAGTGGAGATTGAAATGTGAAAACTAAGAACTTGACAGTCGCGATCGAAAAGGCTGCCTCCGACTCGGGCGATGGCACTTGGGTTATTTCAACGAAGAATCCCGACAGAGCTGGGGACACGATAGATCCTGTTGCTCTTCGCAAAAACGCTAACAAGAAAATTCCTGCCCTATTCGGGCACGACCATACGCAGATTGTCGGGTACTGGGAAGTCGGTGCTGAGAAAGGAGGTCGACTCCTGGCCACCCTGAAATTGGCAGGCACTGACCTTGGCCGGATGATCAAAATTCTTATCGAGGATGACGTGCCTTTGTCGGCTAGCATCGGCTTCATGGGGACTGCAGTCCCGAATGACGTAGGTGGCTGGCACTACAAAGAGATCGACATTTTCGAAACGAGCATCGTAGCTGTCCCCTGCAACGCAGAGGCAGTGCGAGTCAAGGCTTTGGCTCTGGGCCTTAATCCAGATCCGCTCTTCGTTCCTGAGCAGTCGCTCACCCTGGGACAGAAGGTCGCACTCCGTCGGGCGGCAGTCGCTCTCGACAATTGCAAATCACTCATCCCAACTTGAATCGAGGCTACTGCCATGAAGACGCTTTCCGAACAAATTAAAGAAATGCAAGACAAAATCGTCGCACTTCGTGATCTCCTCTTGGCCGCCACCAAGGCCCTGGAGGAAGCTGGCGACAACCAGGACGCGCTGGCTGCTGCTGAAGGCGCAGTCGTTGAACGCACCGCTGAACTGGAAACTGCGACCGCTCGTCTGGAAACTTTGCAAAAAGCTGAAAAGGCTTTGGGCACCCAGGCAACGACCGCTCAACCTGCTGCCGCTGTGATCAAGCACCTGAGCAAGTCGAAAGACACTGATCTGCTGCTGGGCAAACTGGCTTTGTCGATTTTCGAATCGCGAGTCAAGAGTATGTCGCCTCAGCAAGTGGCTATCGCTCGTTTCGGTGATAACGAAGCGCTGCAGACTGTGATCAAGGCCGCCCAGAATCCTGCTATGTCTAACGTGGCTGGTTATGCGCAAGAACTCACTCAGATGATCTATGGCACCTTCATGGATCTGCTGCGTGAAGAATCGCTGATGGCTCGCGCCACTCCGCTGACGCAGCAGCATCAGTTCAACGGCGCCTCGAGCATCTTTATCCCGATGCGTACTGGCGGGATCGAAGACGCTTCGGCGACTTTCCGCGCTGAAGGCGGGCCGATTCCGGTCAAGGGTCTGCAGTTCACCAGTCAGGCACTTACTCCCAAGAATATGGGCGTGATCCTGTCTGCGACTGAAGAGATGTTGACTCGCAGCTCGATCGACCTCGCTTCGTATTTCCAGATGGCGATGGTGCAGGATACTGGTTCTTACCTGGACGGCGAGTTTATCTCCGCGACGGCAGGTTCTGTTATCCGCCCAGCGGGTATCCGGAATGCTATCCCTGGCGGCGATACTCGTGCCGCTTCTGGGTCAGGCACCACTGCAGACATCGTCGCCGACTTGAAAGCGATGCTGACTGCGATGGCTGAAGCTCACATGGGCGGCTCGAACACCCGCTGGCTGATGTCTCCGAAGAACTGGTTCACTGTGTCGATGGCGCTGACCGCTACCGGCAGTCTTCAGTTCCCGGAAACTGCGAACGGTCGCTTGGCCAACATCCCGGCCATTGTCACCACTAACATGCCGGACAACGTGGTGCTTTTGGTTGACTTCACCCACATCACCACTGCGATTGGCAGCCCTCAGTTCCTGGCTAGCCAGCAAGCCGTCATTCACGAGGAAAGCGTCAACCCTGTGGCGATCGGTACTGCCGGCACCCCGAACGTTGTAGCAGCTCCGGCACGTTCGCTCTTCCAGACGAACTCCTGGGCGCTGCGTCTGATGCTGGACGTAGACTGGGCCAAGCTGCGTAGTTCGGGCCTGGTGCAGGAACTGACAGCGGTGGCGTGGGTCGGTTAAGGATCCCGGTGCGTTGAGGGGGTCGCTACTTCGGTGGCGGCCCCATTTTTATATGTGAGGAGAAACAATCATGCGAATCTGGCTCCATACAAAGCACCCATCGACTGGCGATCGTCTTGGCTTTCTCGATGTTCGTCCTGACGCAGTCGCTAATATGTTGATCGCCTCGGCATTTGCCGATCGAGTTAACTCCGGTCTTCAACTCACCCCTAATCCCGAGATCAAGTGGTTGGGAAACACAGCGATCATTGACTTGGGCGACGGTCCTGTCGTCATTGAGGATCCTGTCATCGCGGGCGCCGCTCCTGTCGGATCCGTATTGACATGCACGCAGGGCAACTACTACGGCTCACCCGCTCCGACTGTGACTCGTACCTGGAACCGTAACGGGACTCCGATCCCAGGCGAAGTCGGTTTGACTTACACGACTCAGGTCGAAGACCAAGGCGCCGCGATCACCGTGGAAGAAACTGTCACGAACGCAGGCGGCAGCGTCGAAGCCACTTCTAACTCGATCACAGTAACCTGAGGTGCGTCATGACACAAACGACTGTTTGGGCGTATCGACCGATCGAGGAGCTGAACTACGCGACGGGCTTCGTAGCTTGTGAGCAAGATCTTGCTACTCAGTTGATCAACGCGCGGAAGGTTCAGGATCCTCGGGTCGGTGGGCGCGCGCTTTTGGCTATCAAGCCCCGTCGTTCTCGTCCTTCGTATCAGAACAAAGAACTAACGACGAAAGGAGCTCGCTGACATGAGTGCATTCTCTCGGCTTAACGCGTTTGTCAGCGGGTTGTCTCGTAAGAGCGCGGAAGGCAGCTACCGCGGCCCTGCCATAGGCTATGGCGCTTGGGGCACGCCTTTCCCGATTCCTTTCGGCGATGGCTTTCAAGAAGGTCTCACCCTGGGAGTTAACTTTTCTGCGAACAACGTCCCTATAGCTTACGCATGCGTCATGCAGTCGGCTCGGGCTTTAGCTCTTTGCCCCGCTGTTCACGAACGACTCGAAGGCGGCCGTTGGGTCGCCATTACTACATCGCCCGCGAGCCGAGTCTTACGGTACCCTAACGGATACGAGACTTGGCCGCAGTTCATTCTGAACGTGTCCGCTATGATGGGTTTTGAAGGCGAAGCTTTCGCTCTGATTATTCGCGACGAGCGATACGCAGTGAGTGCTTTGCATCTTCTGCCTAAGAATTCCTGCAGTCCTTACGTCGAACAAAGCACGGGCGAAGTTTTTTATTCGATAGGCAGCAACCCTATGCTACCCGCAGGCATTCAGTACATGGTGCCCGCTCGAGACATGATCCACTTTCGTCAATACACTCCGCGGCACCCGCTTATCGGAGAGTCACCGATCAAAGCCGCTGCCATGGCGCTTGGAACAAACGTGGCGTTGTCAGGCAACCAGGCTGCGTTCTTCTCTCGCATGAATCGCCCTAGCGGTGTGTTGTCGACTGATCAGTTGTTGAAGCGCGATCAGATTCGTGAACTTCGAGCGGCTTTCGACGACCAGGCTAAAGGCATGAACGCGGGCGGTATCCCGATCTTAGCGGGCGGTCTTACATTCCAACCCTTGTCGATCAGTAGTCAAGACTCGCAGTTGATCGAGGCTCAGAAGATGAGCATCGAAGACGTAGCGAGAGTTTTCGGAATGCCCTTGGCTCTGGTGTCGAGTGGCGACGCGGCTTCTGGCTCGACTGAAGCGCTGATAAACTTCTGGCTTGCGACCGGTCTAGGCGCCTTGGTAGAGAACATCGAATGCAGTCTGGAGCGAGCATTCAACTTGCCTATAGGCGACCGCATTGACTTCAAGGTCGACTCTCTTTTGCGGATCGACTTCAAGACCCGAATGGAAGGGCTTTCGAAGGGTGTCCAGGGAGGCATCTACAGTCCCGATGAAGCTCGTGAACGAGAGCAGCTTCCTAAAGTGGAAGGCGGTGACCAGGTATTCTTGCAGCGCCAGATGACCCCGATCAGCTTGATCAACGACATTGCTGCGTCAGAATTGAAGACTTCAACCGAGCCCGCAGTTACTGAGTCCGAAATAACACCTGTCGATGAAGACGACACCGAAGACGAAGAAATTGACGCCGAGGTGACTCAGGCTCTTACTTACGCGCTGATCAGGAGCAAGCGGCATGCCTAAGACGACACTAATGCACGGCAGAGAGAAAGCCCTGGTCGCTGCTCTCGAGCCCGTGGTGGATATGGTACTTGAGTTAGAGCAAACGGTTAAGACGCTTGCTCTTCAACCCGGACCTGCTGGCGAACCCGGACCTGCTGGCGAACCCGGACCTGCTGGCGAACCTGGTCAGTCCGTTGACCCTGAGATTGTCGCGAACTTAGTTGTTGAGAAGCATATCGACAAACTCAAGGGCGAGCCTGGAGAGCCCGGCCAACCTGGTGAGTCTGTTCTAGTCAGTGACGTCGTAGCTGACCTCGTAGAGAAGCATATCGACAAACTCAAGGGCGAGCCTGGGCAACCCGGAGCTGACGGACAACCTGGACAACCTGGGGCCGATGGTCTTGGCATTGAGACTAAAATCTACGTCCAAGGCGAGGTTTATCGCGAAGGCTGCTTCGTAACCGCTTATCATGGTCAACTTTTCAAGTCGGTTCGTGACACTGCGTCAGCTCCCGGGGAGTCAGACGACTGGCAGCGAGTAGGAAGTTTCGGCTTTAACTTTACGGGCGGCTACGTTGAAGGCAAGACTTACGGAGAAGGCGATCTCTACGTCAAGGACTTCGGTTGCTTTATCTGGTCGGGCGGTCAAGCCCATCTTTTCGCAGGGCGAGGCGGGAAAGGTGAACGCGGTCTGGCCGGGGCTCCTGGGAAGCCCGGGGCTGACGGCAAAGACGGCAGTCGGATCTTGGCGATTGAGCAGGCAGGCTTGAAGATGGTCATCGTCATTGAGACAGACGGTCAGACGAGCAGCCATGACGTAGACTTTTCGGGCCCGGTCGCCGAAATGCTGAAAAGCATGAGCGATCGAATCGACTATCTTGAAAGCATTATCGCGCAGGGTTAAGGAGGCAACGTGGCTGACATCGTATACAACGACGAACTGTTTCTGATCACCCTCGAGCAGATCAAGACTATTCTCGGCATTACTGGTACCGAGCATGACGCAGCGCTGACTGCGGCGGCTCCGGTCGTGACTGATCTTTTCGAGAACTACTGCAGACGCGGACTTGCGCATGGGGTCGACATCGTCGAGGAAATGGAAGTCGGGCCTCGTCTTTCTGTCTTTCGTTTCCCTCTGGAGGTTGTCACCGAATTGCTGATCGATGACGTAGCCGTAGAAGTTCCGAAACTCGATCGACGCAACGGGCACATTCTCTTGGGTTATCGCAATAGCTCCACGAGAGCGACGATCACTTACACGGGCGGATTCCCGCAGACGGACGTCCCGATAGACTTGGCGACCGCTTACGCTAACTGCTGCAAAGACTATTCAGGCATCGCCGTGGCGGGAGGCACTACGGGAGGCGGTGGCGGATCGACGCCTTTGAAGAGTCTGAGCCTAGGCAGCGGCGCCTTGGCTGTCGCTTTTGACACGAGCGGAGTCACCTCATCGGCTTACGACGTAGAGGACGCGCCTACGATTCTGCAACCGTACGCCTTCACTCTTCGCCGTTTCTTCTCACCCTACGCGTAAGGACTTGACGAATGCGCTATTTAACGAATCCGCTAATCGATCGAATAGAGTCTGTGCTGACTGACAACAGCGCGGGCGCTATCACTCCGGCGATTTTGCGGCAGCTCTTGGTCGACATGGTTGAGTCGCTTCGGTCAACTGGCGCCTATATGCTGCGGAATACTCCTCTGGCGTACACGTTCTCTGACACGAGCTACCGCACTATCGCTAACTTGTTTACGAGCGGCGAAACTCGAGACTCGGCTGAGATAGCTCTTAGCGTGCCCGCTCAGACGTTCACAGCTAAGTTCGCTGCTGATTACGAATTCACCGTCTCTGTTACTTGCTCAGCAGGTTCTGCGGAAGTCATGGATCTTGCTCTCGGCGTCAACGGCGTTCCGAATGTATTTTTCCGTTCTGACTCCCAGATGATGGGCGCAGGTCAACCTGTTTCTGTCAACATGACCGCGTACGTGAGTCTGCAGTTGAATGACATCGTCACTTTGATGACTGCGTCCCGAAACGCGCCCGCAAATTTCACATTTGAGACCGCGGGCATGATCGCTCGTCTTCTGCCTTCGAGAGGTGTGTAATGACTTCTCTTCCAGTAATTGACTTCGCCGAAATCGCGGCTACTACCAAAGCGATGCTGCAGGCGTACGGCTCGACAGTCCGGTACTACGACGTCGGCGATACTGTCGGCAAAGACATCAAGGTCGTTCTTTACCGCGACACAGTGTCCGCTGCTCTGGTGCAAGACGCTGACAGTTCGGCGGCGAGTGCGCTCATAAACCCCGACGACTTCTTGGCAGGTCCACCTAAGAAGTTCTCGATTATAAAGGCGAACATCGCCGGATTCGCAGGCACGTGGTCGTTGGTAGCCGACGCGCATCCTATTATGGCCCAAGACACTCTGCCCCTTTATCTGGTAGAGTTGAGGAGGAACTAACATGGCGAGCAAATCTGTCAGAACGACTTTTCGTGACACACTGCAGGCGGCTTTCCCGACTACTCAATACGTCGAATCTATCGCCACAAGAGTCGATAACGAAACGCTCGACCCTCTGTGGATGTCACTTGAGTTCATCAATGGCGATGACCGCGCTATCAGCATCGGCAAGCCCGCCTGCTATCGAGAGACAGGAACAGCGAGAGTCTGGATAGCTGCGATCTCAGGTTCAGGCGACGATGCTGCTATCAACTTAGGCGACGCTGTGGCGACTCACTATCGTGGCTGGTCTGTCATGTCGCCTAAGATCAAAGCTCTGAATGTTGTGTCACCCGGCAACAACCCCGAGTCTGACGGCCGCTGGTTTCTGGCGTACGTCGACGTTAACTATCAACACGACTACACAGTGTAAGGAGAAGCATCATGACCGTCATCTCGGCTGACACAGCGCGACTCGCGATTGTAAGAGAAACTGGGAACCCGCCGAACACCCCGGCGACTCCTGTCTTTATTGTCGCACGCATGACTGGCGAGGGCGTCGCGTATGCTCCGACCACGGCGGTCAGTGCTGAACTCGATCCTTCGGGTCAAGTCCGCGACAGCATCGTCACTGGTGGTGAGACTACCGGCGACATCAACTTCGAAGCGAGTACGAACGACTTCTTCGACACCGCCTTGGCTGCTGTATTCGGAAACACTTGGGCGTCAGACGTTCTTGTCCCGAATACGCAATTGCAGTTGTTCACTTTAGAGAAAACTTTCCAAGACGTTCCTGCCGCAGGCAGTAGTTCGTACCACCGTTTCCCGCATACGGCTTTCGCGGGGATCAACTTGGACATCACCCCGGGCAGCCCTATCTCTGGCAGCGCAAGCGTTTCTGGAGGCGTTCTGACACTGGGGACAGCCATCATTCCGGGGGCTACATATCCGGATCCAGGCACTGACGACGTGCTGTCGCCTACTAACGTCACTATCGCGATGGACGCCTGGGGCGCGACAAGTTGCTTCGGCACGTTGTCAATGGCTTTTTCTGACGGCGTTCGCGGGATCCAGTGCATTGGCACTCTGGGGACCAAGGAGCAAGTGCGCGGTCGCTTCGAATGTCAAATCACGGCAGAAGCTTACTATAGCAATGACGCGCCTCTTCAAGCTTTGCTTGATCAGGACGCGTTCCCGGTTACAGTGACACTGAGCGACGCAGCAGACGTCATGATGTACGAGTTCAAGTTTCCTCGTTGCAAATTGACGGCGGCTCCTGTTGTGGCTGGCGGCACCGACACAGACATTGTGGCGGCTCTGTCAATTCAGGCACTCTACGACTCGGTTCTGGGTTACACCTGCCAAGTCACTCGCGCGGACACTACTCCATGAACCTTTTTGAAAAGTACGAAACGGACAGCGAGAAAGAACTAGGCGGCATTCCCGTCCAGTTCGACGAGTCTACGTTTATTCTACGACGCGCAGGCGGGGGCAATCGCGCCTACCGCTACGCGCTGGCGATTGCTTCGGCTCAGCATCGCGACATTCTGCTGGCGAAAGACGCAGACCCTGTCGCTGTGTTCCAGGCTCAAGAAGACATCGTGCAGCAGGCGTTCGCTCAGTCTGTCGTGGTTGGTTGGTCGAACGTGGACGGGCGCGACGGTCAGCCTTTGGCTTTTTCGCAAGCCGCTTTTCTGGATCTTGTCAAAAGCTGTCCCGCGGTATGGGACGCGTTGAAAGGCGCGGCGGTGGACGACAATCTTTTCAAGCGAGCTGAAGAGGACGGTCGATTGCTGGGGGAGTCCTCCGCTGGAACTATGAATGGGGCGACCGAGTAGCTGACCTGGAACGTGTCGCCGCGGGTGGACGGCACGTTCCGGCTTTAGCGAATCGGCCTACGATTCCCCTCTTCCTTTTTCCAGCTTGGGATTGCTATTCGGATCTTGGCGGCTCAGTAACATGGCGGGATGTTTATCAGTGGTCAAGGGTTTACGGGATCGACTTTGACTGGCTGTGGACTGTTCTTAGAACTGCGATCAGGGAGTTCAATACATGGCAAGCGCAAAAGCTCTCCAAGTCCAAAACCTCGAGCACAAAATCCTCAGGAAAGGGCAACTCGCGTACGACTTGCTCGGGGTAGCTAAGGCAGACTATCTGACGGTTCTTCGGGGCATCGCGGGCCAGGAAATCAACGAGCAGATCTCTATCGGGAACAAGCCCGCAAACGTTATCGTCGACAACCGTCAGAACAAGCCTATCACGCAGGCGCTCTATTCGGTGCGTGTGTTCTTCCTCGATGTCGCCATGATGATCAGCGCAGCGAAGAGCGCGTACAGCGAACTGCAACGCGTTAATCGCCGGGTGACCGGTAAAACCGCGGGCGAGTATGAAGTATACGTTCAGACAGAGGGCCGCGTCACCTTGGTGGGCTCTGACCCGGGCTCCTTGAATAGCGGCAACGTCAAACTCGGGACAGGCATTTATATCGTCGGTCCCATGGTGCCTTTTACTCGCAAATATCGTTACATGATGGGCTCGGGTGTAGAGGCTCGATTCCGTCGCTCGAAAGCAAAGCGCTACTCTAAGTGGAAAGCTCGTGACAAGCCTCTGGTTCAAAGAAGTATTCACGAGCTTGCTGCTATGAGCGCGCAACGCAAACACGTCAACGTCAACATCGTAGACACGTTCATTCAATCGCAGAACCTGAATCCTGGTGGCAAAGTCGCCGTCGATCGAGTTCCTGCTGTCGCAATTTGGTCACGCCGCAGAGGTCGTATATAATGGCCGCCACAACCCAAAGAATATACGAGCTGCAAGTCAAGGTTGCTCAAGAATCCTTGAATCAGTTGAAGCAACTGAAGCAGAGCGCTCAGAACACTGAGAAAAGTCTAGACGCTTTGACAGGCGTCGCTAAGAGTTTCGGCGCGGGTCTGTTGGCGGGCTTCAGCGTCGACGCGTTCATCAGCGGTCTGTCGCAAGCCGTGTCGTATGTCGACGAGCTCGCAACTCAAGCGCAACGTCTCGGCGTATCTGTCGAGTCATTTAGCCGACTAGAGTATGCCGCTGAACAAAGCGACGTGAGCATAGGCGAACTGACGATTGGGATGAAAGAACTGCAGAAAACCATGGCGGCTATGGGGACGACCGACAAGGGCGCCAACATTCTGGAAGCCTTGGGAATAGTTACTGACGGCAAATCGCCTGAAGAAGTTTTGGCTGAATTCGCTGACGGCCTGCAAACTATCCAGGACCCAGTCACCCAGACGAACGCTTTGATTGAAGTCTTGGGGCGTTCTGGTTTGGCGCTTCGTCCGATGCTGGAGGACGGATCCGAAGGTTTGAAAGCTTTCGCCACTGAGGCTGAGAATCTAGGGCGCGTTGTGAACGACGAGACTGCCACTAAGCTTGGCGATCTCGATAACATGGTGAAGAAACTCCAAGGCACGACACGATCGATTTTCATTGACATCGCTGAAGGCCTGACGCCTTCTCTCGAGCGCATGGGCAACGAGTTGCTGAACGCGTCAGTCGATGGAGAGACTTTTAAGAACGTAGGTGAGTCCCTGGGAGTCGTTCTTACTGGACTGGCGAACGCAGCGGCTATAGTAGCTAAAGGCTTTGAGATCGCAGGCGGAAACATCGGCGCCGTGGCTGCTGCTTTCGCTCAAGTTGTTCAAGGCAATTTCAGCGAAGCATTCGATATTCTTAAAATGCGGACGGCTGACGTCGGCGCTGAGTTCGCAGCTCTTGGGGACACGCTGACCGACCTGTCCGTCAAGGCGCCTCCTGTCGCGAGCGCAGCCAAGGAGATCGCCGACGCTGAGAAAGCCGTGGCTGACAACTCGGCGGCTGTGACTGCTGTTTTGAAGAAAAGTACCGAGGCTCAGAACGAAAATACTAAAGCGAAGAAAGCGAGTAAGATCGCCACAGACGAGATGCTTCCCGGCGAGAAAGAACGACTGGCAATCTTGAAAGAGGGCGCTGACCTGACGCTGCAAATGCGCACGGCTCAGGAGGTGATGGCTGACGAGTTTGAGCGGTATAACGAATTGCTCGCGCGAGGAGCAATTACTCAAGAGACTTACAATCGTGCTGTTCGCGATGCGGCGGGTAACTACCAGACTTCGACCGAGGCAGTGACCAAAACTAAGACAGAGCTGGAAGGCACCGACGCTCTTCTTGATTCTTTGGGCGATAAGATCGACGGCTATGGTAAGGACATCGCGGGCACTTTAATTGACTGGAGCACGGGCGCTGAGGACGTGTCTTCGAGTTTCGGTGACATGGTCGATTCGATTCTGCGAGACATTCTGCAGATGGTGACTCAGATCATGATCGTCGAGCCGCTGATCCGCAGTTTGAAAACGGCTATGGCGGGCGCGGGAGGCGCAGGGGGTTTTCTGAGTCTGTTCGCAGCTGACGGCGCTGTGTTGGATCATGGTCACCATGTCAAGGCTTACGCGAAAGGCGGCGTTGTCAATTCGCCGACGCTGTTTCCGATGGCTAACGGCGCGGGCCTTATGGGCGAAGCAGGGCCTGAGGCTATCATGCCTTTGACTCGCGGTGCTGATGGCAAGCTAGGCGTTCAGTCAAGCGGAGGTGGCGGCTCTTCGGTTGAAGTCAACGTCTACAATCAGAGCGAGTCTAAAGTTAGCGTGCAGGAAGACCGCGGACCGAACGGCGAGCAGATGATCAACATCATGGTAGAAAAAGCAGTGGAGAACGCCATAAGCTCTGGGCGCCTCGACAGCACGCTCTCAACGGTGTACGGTTTGAACAGGAGAGGACGGTAATGACGACATTCGTGTGGCCCGCAGGGGCTCCCCAGTTCGCTGAGTCGTGGCAGGAAAAGCGAGAACCTGTCACTGTCCGCAGTAGCATGGAGATCGGACCGCCTAAGGTCCGTCGCCGCTATACTCGCGCGATGAGCAAGTACCAGGTCGGCATGATCGGGACGCACGCCCAGGGAAACGCCGTCCAGGAGTTCTTCGACTTGGAGTTGCAAGGCGGCGTGAACTTCCACTCGTTCACGAATCCTTTCACTGGCGTCGTTGAGACGTATCGTTTTCTGGAGGCGCCTGACATTTCTAACTTGTCGGCCTTGGCTGTGCAGATCACCATGAACTGGGAGAAGCTATAATGCCTCGCGCGTTGACTAATTTCGCCCGTCAGAACATGTACGCGAGTACGACTGATGAGGCGTTTCTGATTTTGGCTACGATACGGCATGAGCCGACAAGCACTATCTTGCGTGTCGTCAACAACACCGAGAACATCGTCAGTCGAGGCAACACTTTCGAGGCGTATCCGTTCAGCTTGATCCTACCCGCGGAAAGCGGCGAAGGCATCGGCGCCGCCACATTCGAGATCGACAACGTCGACCTCACCTTGGTCGACATGTTGCGCGCGGCTATCGAAGCTCCTCGCGTAGACATCGAGGTTATCCTGGCGAGCGTTCCGAACGAAATCGAGATCGGCATCTACGATCTTGCAATGCGCGAGGTCACTTGGGACGCTACTACAATCACAGGCAAACTGCTGAACGAAGACATCTTGTCAGCGGCTTTTCCCTCTTTCGGTTACACGCCAAAAGAATGGCAAGGATTATTCTAATGAACGTTGAGAACTATATCGGGATCCCTTATGTCAGCATGGGCCGGACGCTGGACGGCTTTGACTGCTGGGGCTTGATTCTTCACGCTGCGCAGAATTTATACTCGACTACGTTGCCCGACTATTCTGACTATCGCGACAGCGATAACATGAAGGAGACTTCTCCTTTGTTCACCGCACGCGAAGACTGGATCCGCGTTCCTAAGGGCGCTGAACTTCCAGGCGACGTTATCGTAATGCGTCTGCACGGTTTGCCTATGCACGCCGCGCTATATCTCGGAGAAGGCCGATTCTTGCATACGCTCACGGGCCGCGACAGTTGCGTCGAGCGCGTCTCTAGTTCTGGCTGGTCAACTCGTATTGAAGGGGTCTACAGATGGCAACAGCACTGATTCGACCGCACGTTCTGTCTGACAGAGATCAGATCGAGCTTGTACTTCCCGAAGGCAAGAGTTTGCAGGACATCGCTGAGCTCGTCTGGCCTGAAGAGGCTCTTGATTGCGTCGTGCTGACTGTCAATGGCGACGCCGTTCCCAGTCGTTACTGGAAGCAAGTGCGGCCTAAGGAAGGCGCCATGGTTCGCGGGTTCTTGACTTTCGGCAAAAAGAAAGGCGGCAAGAGCACGCTGGGCTTGGTCGCTATGATCGCAGTTGCGATCTTCGCTCCTTACGCAGCGGCCGCGATGGGGTTCACTGGACTGGCTGCGACTGCCGTAGCGATGGGCATCTCGCTTGTGGGCAACCTGTTAGTCAGCGCTTTGTTTAAGCCTTCGGGCATGAACCCTGGCAGCTCAGGCTCGACGGATCCCGCTGAGTCGAAGACGTATTCGATCACGTCTCAGTCGAACCAGGCGACTCCTTACTCCCCGATCCCGAGGGTGTATGGCGTGCACAAAGTTTTTCCTCGTGTTGCTGCTTCGCCTTTCACGGTCAACGAAGCAAATGAGCAATATCTTTACATGTTGCTCGACTTCGGCTTTGGCCCACTGGACGTCGAAAGTCTGATGATAGGCGAGACGCCGCTGCTGCAGTACTTGAACGTCGACTACCGAATCCATCCTGAATTCGTTGCGGGCGATCCGCTAGAGCTTTATACGAACGACATCTTTACTGAGTCCCTGGGAACTGAACTGAAGTACAACGTGCCCGTGCTCAGGACGACTAAGTCTGAGACGACTAGCGTCGGCATCGACTTGCAGTTCCCTCGTGGCTTGGTCGTGTATAACAAGGAGAACGGCAACCGCCAATCTGCGGGCGTCGGCTTCAACATAGAGTTGCGCGAAGAAGGCTCGCCTACTTGGAAGGGCTATGGTGCCTACCAATTCCGATTCGCTAGTCAGTTTGTCAACACGTCTAATACGCCGACGACCGCGGTCGTAGCTGAGGTCAAGATAGGAACTCAGAGCGCAGTGGCGCGAGACATAACTCCCTTCGAAGGTCCTGACCCAACATTCCGCCGTCGTTCTGTCTATGGCGTCAAAGCAGGCGACACGACTCTGAACCTGGCGGGCGGCGCGCGCGTACCCGCTATCGGCGCTCAACTTGCTTTTCCTGATGGGCGCAAGTACACCGTCCAGTCAGTGAGCGGAAGCGTCGTGACGATCTCGCCCGCCTTGGCTGTGAACTACGGATTCGGTTCCTCTGCGGGTTCGACATTGACGTTGGGCATACTGGACTCGACAGGCAACCCGTACATGTCAGTCACGGCGGCGAGTTCTGAACCCGTTTACGTAACTCTAAACGTCATCGTCCCCGAAGGCAAATACGAAGTCCGCGTAACTCGTACGAGCGCTGACGATACCGCGACGAACGTCAGCACACAGTCTGTCTGGACTGCGCTACGCTCTCAGGCTTCTCGCCCGCCGATAGCGCCTGAAGTTCCGCATACAATCATGGAGCTTCGCATCAGAGCGAGCGAGCAACTGTCTGGCGTCGTGCAAACGCTATCCGGCATCTGCACAGCGATACTGCCCGCGTGGAACGGTTCTGCATGGGTCGCTGCTCAAACAGGTAACCCCGCTTCTGCCTTCCTGGACGTGCTTCGCGGAACCGCTAACAGGCGACCTGTACCCGACAGCTCTATCGACTTCGAAAGTCTGCAAGCGTGGTATAACGCTTGTGCAACTTTGAACCAGAGCGGTCAGCCTAGCTTCGAGTTGTGCCACGTCGTCGACTACTCGACAACTAAATATCAGTTGTTGAACTCGATCGCAAGCGCGGGTCGCGCGACGCTTAGCTGGCGCGATGGCAAGATCGGCGTGATCATGGACAAAGAGCAAAACGTTCCGGCGCAGTTGTTCACTCCTCGCAATAGCTGGGGGTTGTCGAGCAATCGTTCTTACCTTGAGACGCCGCACGCTTTTCGCGTTGCTTTCGTAGATCCTGCTCTTGACTGGGGCGAGGGTCAGGTCATGGTCTACGCTGACGGGTACAACGAAACTAACGCAACTAAGTTCGAAGACTACAAGACTTTTGGGATCATTACTGCTGAACAGGCGTGGCGCGACGGTCGATATATGCTGGCGCAAGGTCTGCTTCGTCGCGAAGAGTTCAGTCTTGAGACAGACATCGAGAACCTCGCATGCATACGCGGCGACCTTGTGTTAGTCCAGCATGACGTTCTCCGCGTTGGGGGCGACAGTAGCCGAATCGTGTCTGTCGCTTCGACGACGCAGTTCACTCAGTTTGACCCACTGCCCACGATTGACCCGGGTATTGCGCTCGGCGTACGCATCCGGAAAAGCTCGAACGGCCAACTGGTAGGACCTATCAGAGCATACGCGAACCCACCCTACTCGTGGACGCTGTCGTCGCCTATCACAGGTTTGCAAGAGGGTGACTTGCTGGCTTGGGGTGAACTAGTCCACGAGACAGGCGAATACTTGGTCAAGAACATCGCGCCTGGGCAAGACTTCACAGCCACACTCACTTTGTGCGAAATGGCGCGCGCGATATACAGCGCTGACACTGGACCGATTCCGCCGTACTCGCCGCCGCAAAGCGGACGGCCCGCTGACACGCTCCCACAACCTCCGCTCAATGTGCGGGTCACTCAGCTTAATAAGACTATCGCTCGTCGTCCTGGAGCCGATCTTATTCTCGAGTGGAACCTGCCGACAGTGGGGGCGTATCGTCGCTTCAACGTCTACGCTCTGAACAAAGATGGCATGACGATAAGTCTAGGGACGACGACAGGCAAGAGTTTCACCCTGGTGGCTGACATCGACATTATGACGTCGCCGTATAACGAACAAGTCTTCCAGTTCGGCGTCGAGGCTATCGACTTTGTGGGCGCAGCATCTGACATCGTCTGGGTATCTGAGAACTTGTCGAATCCGCGTTGGGTGCCTGACGCACTTGACTTCCTGTCGAGCAACGTCCAGGGCGAGAACACGGTGCTGACGTGGCGTCTGCCTATACCGAACGCCAACATGGGCAATAGCCAAGTCGTCGGCTTCGACCTGCGCTGGTCGCCTGACCCTAATGCGACTTTCTCAACAGCCACTCGCATCGCTGACTTAATCGCGTGGCCCGCGTCGACCATAACCGTGCCGACGCGAAACGGTGCGTACTTGATCAAGCCTTACACGAGTTCGGGCGTATACTCTCGCGACGCTCGTCGTACAGTAATTCATACAGAGGACTTGATCCGCATAAATTACTACGCGCAACCGAGATTCGCGCCTAGCTGGTCAGGCACTTTCATCGACACTGAGATATACGGCGGAGAGTTACGGCTCAAGCGTAATCCTGACTCGTCGCTGCCCTCTGTCGGGTACTTTATTTCCAGTCACGTCGAGCGGTACAACCAGACGATCATTTCGCAGTTAGCCGCATTCCTTATCGCGTATGGTGTTGACGCAGGCGATGTGCTATCGGGCCCTCGCTTTACGCCTCTATCAAACGCAGTTCCTCTCGCGACACAGCACGCAGCTGAAGACTACGACGTGAAGCTGTGGATCAGCGCTGTCAACCCTGCGCTAACGCCAGACGATCCCATCGCAGAAGCTCGACCTATCATCAACGCGCAGATAGAGGCTTCGAGCATTTGGTTCATCTTGGAGCTGCGCACGCTGGACGGAGAGACGACGCCTTCTGTCGTGCAAGCGGGCGCTGACATCGACTTCCCTGAGCGCACTGAAACGCACCCTGACTACCCGATCGCAGTGGGCGGCACTCGATTGATCTTCGATTATCCGTTTATCATGCCCCCCACGGTCGCCATAACGCTTCAGAACGCACAACCGAGTCAATATGTTTGGCGCAGCCAGGCTGACCAATACGGCGTAGATATAGCGATCGTTGAGGGTGACGTGCAGGCTTACTTCAGCAACGGCTTCAGCAACGGCTTCTACAAGACGCCGAACATAACACGCACTGGCGTAGTGGACATTCTAGTCAACGGCCCTGGGAGGGCGATACCATGAAAGAGGTGATACGAATGACGTTAGTGTTTAACGTCGGTCCCGACATCAGCGTCTGCGCTAGTCTAGGTCAGCGAGATGCGGGAGGCAATTTGTACGGCGCGGGCAACGCCGTTTTCCGAGTATCGCCTGACACGCTCATCGAGCTGCTGGGCGGCACTACCATTACAGGCGCGCAGTTCCGGCAGGCGCTTGAACAACTAGCAGGAGCACCGGCATGAGTCAGTATCTCTTACCCTTCATCGATCCTGATGTCGTAACGGGCTCGCAGCTTGCTGCGTGGCTGAATCTCTGGGCGCCCGCTTTGCAGACGACGCAGACGGGCACTAGTCGCCCTGAAGGCGTTCTGGCGGGTTTCATGTGGCTGAAGCAAGTGTCGCCCACTGTCTGGGAGCTTATGCTTTATGACGGCGACCAGGATGTGCTTTTGTTCACGATCAATCCGACGACAGGTCAGGCGACTATCTCTGGACTAGGCACGGCGGCAGGTAGAGACGTGCAGACGGGCCCGCTTGATCCGACAGCCGGGCGTCTTATGGCTGTGGGCGCTTTCGGCCTCGGTTGGACGGGTGGTCAGGTCGCGAATAACCTAGACGATCCCAGCGCCGACCGCACTGGGTTTTACGTCCACACCTCAGGCATGGCGAACTTCACTCCGCCCACGGGTCAGTCAGGCGGTCTTGTTCAGCACTACGTTCGTACGACCAGCGCCACCGTCGGACAAGCTGCTCAAATATACTTGACAGCAGGCAGCACGACTCCGCGGATCTGGTTGAGAACTGCAAACGTCAACGCGTGGGGCGCGTGGACTGAACTCTGGACTCAGAACAATCTCGTGTTGACGACCGGCAGTTTAGACGCCACAGCGAATAGAGTTACTCGTGTAGGTGACGGCGGGATACTTAACACGGGCAACGCGCCTGTGATCGTCAGTCTTGACACGACCGCCTCTATGCCTTCAGGCCTGATGCGATTCTCTAGCGGCGTGTCTTTAGGTACCCGGCCGACAGGCGCTGCGCTGAACGGATCTGTATTCGTTGAGCGGTTCAGCGCGACTATCGTTAAGCAAACTTGGACTGACGTCGTAGGAGGCAGCGCTATCGCTCCTCGCTCGTGGGTTCGTACGAGTAGCGCTCTAAACACCTGGGGCGCATGGACCGAAGTCGTTCTGGCGGGCACTACTCCGCGCCTCAACAACGTCATCGAGCGGTTCATCAACTACGGCTTCGTGGGCGGCGGATCCGTCAACCTGCAACCGCAGAACGGGGCTGACCTTTCTTTCTGGATGACAGCCAACACAACTGTCACGATCGACCGTTCAGCCTTGACAGCGGACGATGAGTCGGTTGTGTTTAACGTCAACGTCATCGGCAATTTTGCTGTAACGTGGCCCGCGGATATTTTGTGGCCGGAAGGGAGAGTGCCCGCATACGCCAGTCAATCGATCTACACGTTCATGATGCGGCGACTGAACGGCGGGACGATATCAATTTTCGGCTTCCAGGGCGGCAAGTCTATGGCGGCCGCATCATGAGCCGGCGCGCGATGATGACAGCAGGGGGCGGTGGCGGGAGCCCCCTCATTCCGACAGAGGCTCCGTTATGGCAGTACGAGGCTGACGCTAATCTGGGACACTCGTATACGCTCGCGTTACCCGCGAATTCTTCGTCGGACAGACTGCTCATGTTCGTGTCGTTTTTCTTCGACGCGGTCGCTGCGGGCGTCGCTCCAAGTCCTGCGGGGTGGACGCAATTAGCTACTACGGGATTCGCAGGTATCGCTGGCGGATACGAAGTGCGAGTCTTTACGCGCGCAGGGAACGGAGCGACTTCCGTCCCGATGACTGTCATGAGCGGGGGCTTCACTCACACCGCTGTTGTCGTTCTGAGAGGCGGCGCAGGCGTTGTCGCATCAGCCAGCGCGCCGCCTAGAGATACGCCTCGCGTGTCCACGCCTATCACTCTTCCAAAGGAAGGTACTATAATACCCTTCGGGGGGCGAGTCACTTTCCTCGCAGGCGACGGTTCTGGGTTCACATTCCCTTACCCTGAGTGGAACCAGATGAACATCGTGCCGGAAAACGACAACAGTCGTCTATGTCTTAGCGACAAACTGCCCGCAGGGACGTACACGCCGGGTGTCTACTCAGAAGCGGGAGACGTGTCTTTCGTTCAGATGTACCAGATAAATGTCGGACTGCACAACCCATAAGGAGAAACAAAATGCTATACCTCAAAGCTGACGGTTCGACCGTCCTGAAGTACCCGTACACGTTTACTGACTTGCAAGCGGACAACCCTCACACGAGTTTTCCCGTGCCTACGCCAGAGGAGATCTACACCGACTTCGGCGCGAGCGTAGTCGAAGAGACACCTGTCCCTGAGTACGACCCAATCACGCAGAACCTGTCTGAACTCGAGCCCACGTATTCGATGGGCGAGTGGTCTCAAACATGGTTGGTGTCTGCCGCCACTGCGGAAGAGATCGAGGCGCGTACGCAAATGCGCTACGAGCAGACTCGCTCGGAACTGGCCGTCTACTACGACGCTCAGGCGAGACTCGGAGGCTTCGCTGACCGTAATGCCTGCGTCGCTCGGGCGGGTTACGCGGGCACCTATCAAGTCAACGGCCAAGTCTTCGGAGCTTGGATGGACGAATGCAACGCTATAGCCGGGGCTTTGCCGCAACCGTTCCCGCCCACGGAAGAGATTATCGCTCTGTTCCCGGCGCTGGCGTGGCCTTTCAGCAACGTACCTTTCGCACCATAAGGAGAAGCGCCATGAGAAATTTGCTATTACTGGTCGCGTTGACGCTGGTCGGTTGCACAGCGATCTACGTAGGTTCTGGCGGAGACAGACCGCTCAACATTCAGACGACCGACAGCACAAACGTCTTGGGCAGCCAGAGCGTAGTTAGCCAGGACAAAGCCGCTAAGGGCGATGCCACCAGCAACGGTAGCAACTCGCAGACAACGGAGTCGACCCCGACGACTACGCTTACGCCGTTTGTTCCGTAAGCAAAAGAAAGGGCGACCGCAATGGCCGCCCTTTGTTACGTCCAGATCTTAGTTTACGGCGCCAGCGTCACACGCCGCGCGTCAACGTAGAACTCGATGTAGTCCCCGCTGTCGTCCAGCGCAGATACAAGCAAGTCTAGCGGCATCGCCCAGAACATAGAACCGCTTCCGCGCTCTGAGTCGTGTCGCGGTACGTCCAACCGCGGGGCGACCACTACCATCGTGCCGTTAGACCGCGGCAACTTGCTGACGCGCAGTTGATCACACTTCCACTCGACCAGTTCTCCCGCCTTGAACTCAGGAACAGGCTCGCGCATTTTGTTGAACAGCTCTGCGCGAGAGAACTCAAGTTCGCTGGCGCCGCCATCGGGGCTGACGCATGCCGCGATAACCCGCAGGAAATCATTTATAGCTTTTTCGTTGCTCATCGTTTTTCACCTTTGTAGTAGAGTTTGGCGACCATGAAGCCGAGTACGAAGCTCGACGACATGGCGGTCATGATCAGGACAGTCAGTCCCATTACTGCGCGATCTTCGGCAGCGGATGCGGCACCTTGGTCAGCGGTTGGCAGCGGCCGTCATCGCTGGCGTACGACTTTGTCTGGAAGTCATCTGCGGTCATACAGCCTACGGCACTGGACACCGTGCTGCACTTGAGTTTGCCGACCTTGGCGGCGGTAGTCGGATTGACTAGCTCGATGGTAGCCCATCCGTCGCCCTGGGGGCAGTCCGGAGTCTGGGTCGAATCGCCGTTCTCGATGATGCCTACACCGCCCATGCCAGGCGCATTGGCGCGCCACGCCTTGGCGTTGTATCCGGCGTTCTCTTTAGCCTGCTTACGCGCCGTTTCGAGCGTGTCAAAGCCGACCTCAGGGTTACCGCATCCGGACACCAGCAGGCTCAAGCCCACTACCAGCGTCATCATTGTCAGCGACGCGATTGTCATTACGTTTTTCATGTTGCTTCCTCTGGATAGTGGTGCAATGGCGCACCGGACAATCACCCCCTGGGAGTGACTGGCCGCTAGCCACTTACCGCGGACGGACGCGGCTTTTTACCAGCGCGTCGAAGCGAGCGACGTCCGCTATCTTAAAGTTGCGAGTGGTGTGTTCGTCGACCAGCACGGCGTCGACTTCCATCCCGAGTAGCTCCTGATCAACCACGCGCCAGAAGTGTTCGTCGCCGTTGCGCATCACTAGAAAGTTCCTGCCCTCCTGCATGATGCCCCCTGCGTTGTAGTACGTGAACACACGCTTCCCTGTGGTCGCCTCTCGTTGTGTTGCATAGATGTGCAGTATCCGGCTCATTGCTTTTCCCCTTTGTTCAGGCGGAGCGCTTCGTTCTCTGCCTTGAGCTGCTCCACTTCGGTTCGCAACTCGCGAATCAGGTCTGTCATTACGTCTGCGCGATGTTTGCCCAGCGCCTTCGCGCTAATCGTGCCTGCGTTGATCTCGTCCTGCACCCATTCCGTTTTATCAGACCACTCTTTATAGGCGAGCTCGAAGTTGGCGAGGCGTGCGAGCGCCAAGGGCTTGCTTCCCGCTGAGTAACTGACATTCGCGTCTTTGAGCACTGTCGCGCGTTCGACCCACGGCGTCCACTGCTGTCCATCATGGTAGCGGCGCCAGAACCTGCCCCTGCCGTAGTACAACTGGTCTTCCTGCGCGAAGCTGTGCCCGCGCAGACCGTCTGCGTCCATGTAGAACGCCCAGATGCGGCCCCTGTAGTCGTACACGCCTGACTGCGTGGGCAACTCGTCGATGCTCGGGAATATGGGCTCGTTCATAGTGATTCCTGCCTGTAAAGTTCGCCTGCCTTCAGACCTTCTTTCAATCCGCGAGTGTACGGATCCTCATCGCCTTTCGGGTAAGGACACATGACGGGAGGGACTGCTTCTTCTTCGCAGTGCCCCTTCCAACAAAAGCCTGTGTAGTAGCCATCGGCGAATTCGCTGCACCAGTTTTTCGCAACGATAGGATACTCCGCAGCGCAGACTTCGCGAGGGGTCATCAACGCGACGACGAACATGACACCCAAGATGATCGAAGCCCAACGGTACATCCACGCCAAGTCGTTTATTTCGCGCAGACGACCCTTCAACTGGAAGTTCTCTTTGCTCAGCGCCTCGGCGCGGTCACGCATAAAGTCGCTCATATTTTCACCCGTTCCATCGTCATCTGGAGGTAGACATCGCCATTCAGTTCGACGACTTGACTGTTGGTTACGAACAACTCTCGTTCGTTGACCTTGGCTATTGACTTAGGCCGCGCCTTCGGATCCTTGGCCTGGCACATCACCAGTAAGCAGGGAGCGCCCTCCTTAATGAGTTGGATATGCCGGAGCCGTTCTGTGCGGCCGAACGTGCTGATGCCTTCTGAGCGACGAATCAAAGCGCACGTGACGCCATTGATCTTGCAGCATTCTTCCTGCCACACGCGAAGGAAGACCGTCCCGTCGCTTTCGCGCACCGAACCCCAGGACTGACGAGGCACCCGCAAGGGCGCCCCCACTCGTTTGAATACTGCGCCGACTTCGCTCATGGCGTCACCAGTTCACGGCGCAGAGATTGCAGTATGTCGCACGTAGCGTGGAAGTCACCCGCACTTGCCGCTGACGTTGCTAGCGCGATAGCGTCCAGAACCTCAGCGTAGACAATCGACAGCAGCAGTCGTTCGGCATTCTCACGAGCGCGTTCGTACTCAGCCGAGTTGGCTGTAAACATCACACCGACTCGTGCGCGGAGTTCATACCGCGTCGAGTAAGGGAAGCCTGCGCTGTCCGGGCTGCTGTGCTCACTCATCACTGCAGTCGGCATGTACGGCACAGCAACGCGGCCCATCTCGACCGGCGTTTTCAACTCTTCACGAAACTTGATCATGTCATTTCCCCTGCAAAATTAGTTTCAGTTCGCGCTTTAGCTCGCGAGCTTTCTCACCACGCCAACCTCCCGCGTTAGCCAGGAAGCAGTTGACGACAGTCCGGGCATCGTCAGCGTAGTACTTATCGTTGATTGTCTCGAGGTCTTGCATCGCATCCAGATAAGGCTTCGCCTCCCGCGCCAAGTTGCTGCCCCACTCAAAGCGAATTTCCTGAGCGATTTCCCAAAGTTTGCGACTCATTTTGACTCTCCCAACTGGTAGCGGGTTTCGCCGTCGATCGACACGCGAATGATGTTGTAGCCTTCCTTGCGAAGGAAGAACAGATCGCCCTGGATGTTGCGCTCAACGGTCTTAAGCTGCTTGGCGAGGTATGCGACAGTGACGCAGTCTTCAACCAGAATCGCGTAGACCTTATCACGACGACGCGACTTGACGACCTTCTCAGCTTTAACCTTGGCAGCCTTGGCGGGCTTGCGCTCACGCTTAGGCTTAACTGACTCAGTCGGCTCGGCGGCAGGAGCCGGAGTAGTCATCGCGATGTAGTCGACCAGAGCCTGGACACGCGCTTCAGCGGTCTTGCGATCGGTGAACTTCTTGATCGGGTCACGACCAGAGTTGGCGTTGTAGAAAGCGATCAGTTCAGAAGTCTTAGCGGTGTGAACGTTCATTGGGTAGATCCTCGTTTTGCCTTAGCGGAATTGCCTTGGCATGTCGGGTATTCTATACGCATCTCGGGAAGTGTACACTACTTCATGAAAATAATTTCAACTGCGTCTTAGGCCATCGGAGACTGCGAGCTTTCGCCAGGTTACGGCGCGCTGTTTCGGGGATTCGGCCCGTATCCCTATCGCATTCGCGGAAGGCGCACGACCGATTCCTGGCAGGCCATTCGATACCCGGATCCTGCACGGCGTCCAGGACCCTGAATGTTGGGTACGGGATTTCCAGGATCTGCGCCACAGAATGAATGCTCTCGCCGTCGGCGGCGAATCCACGGAGAATCTGGCCAAACGGCTCGCCATACTCTTTTTCCGCAGCCAGGATCTTGTCAAGAGTTTTGCGAGTGATAGTCTTCATTTGCGATACCTCGTGAATTTACCGCCCTCTGCTTTTAACGGGAA